TTAAAAGCCACAAACTTTTAAAACAACTTCTATCAACCACAAATTGATGAATGGAAACAACAATCAGCAAGGAAGAGCTAATCAACGCCCTCGTGCTAACCAACAAGTCAATCCTCAAGCTCAAATCGGACCTCAGATCCAGCCCCAGCCAAGACACCCTGCTAATGATCTCGATGTTGCAGGGGGAGTCATTGCGTCTATCCGCTCGTCTCTCAGATTTTCAGAAAGTGCAGTCAAGTCCCTGCGAGACCAATTATTCTCGCATCTTTTCGTCGACAAAAGTGGATCCCGTTTCTATGTGGGAGATCAATATGGGTTTAAAGATCACGAACATGCATTAGGTGCCTTTATTCGCTCTCATTTTGATAATCTTATAATGTATAAGTATCAAATGAGAGGTAGAATACTGGAACCTGGAGCCTCACCAGTGCGCTCATGCCTACGGTATAATACTATAGATGGCATTCAGGAGCCTTGGTTAAAGAGACTCCATTTGATGAACCCAGTTATTGGACCCCAAGATGAGATTAGGAAAACAGACCACTTACCGATATTGCAAGAAGCAGCAGCGAGACATAGGCAGCAGGAACTTTTGAAGCCTCTGAACCAACAATGGTTATGGACAGTTAATGAACAAACTGGAAATTTGTCCATTAACCAATGCAACCACACCATGCAGAGTATCGCACCTATCCAGGGAAATTGTGCTTGTACTGAAAGGTTTGATGCTATTAAAAGTGTCGAATCTTTTTACTATCCTGGAGTCCAACAAGGTATACACTCGCGTTTGGCAGGTTGGCAAAATGAATCAGTTGGCGGAGTAGCTTGGGTGGTATTTAATGACTACTACCTGATGCTCCTTAAGATGGCTAAAGAAGAGAGATTTAGCGAGCAGAAGACACATTTGACAACATTTGCCTTTTCAGATCTAATTGGCAAAGCAATGAAGATGGCTGTAGAGGGAAAAGCTTGTGTTGGAATTGACAATGAACCTGAAAGTCGACACTTGATAAATTACGAAGAAGAAACTGGAAATCGCGAGTTGAAAGTGAAAGCTGTTGTGAAAGGAAACCCCATACCGTATCATCACGGAATTGTCTTAACTACCGAAGCGCCCACTTTTGGAGTGGAGTTTTCGAGCGGCAATGAGACCTTCTTGATGATATACACTCGTAAGGAGTGTTTTTGGAATGGGGATGTCCCGACCTGTTTATATAAGATACAGGTTACAAAGAAAAGTTCCTACACTAAAGAACAGCTTCAGTCTGTACCAGTGGTACGCGCCGGATATGCTACAGTTGACGATTTGATGAATGATACTAACTTGGTTAGTGAAGCTTTTGAGAAAGTAGGGAGAAATATCCATGCAGCAGAAGAGAAAGCTAGGTTAGATGCAAACCAGAAAGGCACACCTAAAGAAGATGAACCAGAAGTGCCTTTAGTTTTATTTGATGAAGATAAGTATGAGAGGAAACTTACTTCTGGAATAGATAGGCGGGCTTGGCCACTTGAACTTAAAACGCGAGTTGAGTCTAATCGCGCGTTTGTTCGGTGGTTGAAACGCCAATTCCAGGATAGAAATACCTCCCATACATTTTCACTCAGATATATTTCTGGTGAAGCCTACCTATGCGCCCGGAAATTGAACAGAAGTTTCTGGGGATTAATAGTCTCCGAGAGTAAAGACCTAACTGCTATGGCGAAATTGGAGGATGTATTGCAAGCTTATTTGAAAATTGGTGTTAAGAGCAATACAACTTCAATTCAGCAAGCATTGGTCACACATCAGAGAGATATGAAGACTGTTGATCATACTGCATTGGTTATGGGTGAAGCTTACATTATTGCCCGCCTCTTGAGGACTATTGAAGCCAAGAGGTTTGAGACCCTTGTTCTCGTTGAAGCTTAATTGTCAAGCTGTAGCGTCCTAACAGACGCTACCCCCCAGGTACGGACAACCTTCGAAACCCTGACGTCCTCTTGTGTCGTCATTGAAGAAAGGGTTGATCCTGAAGCGCAGAAAGGAGTTTATCCTGCCAATCTGCGCGGCAAGGGGGACTACTCAGGGGATCTTCGTAAAGTTCCGTGTCACTATGAAGCAGAGGAGCATATAGCAGCTGATCAGATTTTCCCATTAATCAAAACAGGTGTTTGGTACACTCCAACAATAAAACACCACTGTCCACGCACGGCATTAGCATCATCATTGCGTGCTTGCTCAAATAAAGTTGGATTCGATCCAGAAGTTTTCGCCAAATATCAGAAGTGGTTTAGGAATTTTTATATTCCTCATTTTTTAAAATGCCTAGATCATGAAGTTTGGACTGTAGATTTGGATGAGTGGCTAAAGAAATATCCTATTGGTTACAGGAATAAGATTAAACAAGCCATAGATCCGAATCATGTGTCTCATAAAATATCACATATTTATGAAGCCTTTACGAAAGTTGAGATGCAATTTACAACAGTTCCACACTCTGATAAAGATACACCACTAAATGATACTAAAGAACGTCAAATTTGCGGGCCTGTTGATGAGAAGAAAGCAGCCGCCAATGCTTTCATTAATATTTTGGAGTTAGTTGCATCCAAATATTTTGAAAGCTATTGTGGGAGGGCGAACTGGATTGACATCTGTGCTTCCTTAGAGAAAATTAGAGATAAACTGAAATCACATACTTGGGGAGCATCGGATGGAAGTGGTTTTGATATGACACAGTATCCAGAGATGAACAAACTGATGAATGAGTTGATTATCGCATGCACAAAACATCCAAATGTTCATATTAAAGAACCTCTCCGAGCTGATCTCATTATAGCAGTTTTAGAAGCTAGTTTGAGATTAGAAGTCTCTGTTGATCATGGAGATTTAAAATATACTGCTGTGGGACGAGCATCAGGAGATGGATGGACAACATTCGGTAACACTATGTTGATGATTAGTTACTGGATGTTTACCTTTGACTTAGCCCAAATTAAGGACTTTGGGCTTAAGGTTAAAGGGGACGACGTTTTGTTTTGTGTGCAGGATTGCGATATTGACAGATTGAAACGAGCTATATCAGTTGTGTTCACTGATAAGAAAGGAGAGCACAAGCATGGATTAGGCCAGATCTGTAAGAAGATCAATTGGGGTGCTTTAACAGACCTCGATTTTCTTTCGAATGAGTTCTTTGAAACAGAAGATGGACATTATAGAATGACCCGTATACCAGCTCGAGTCATACAAACTCTTAGTTGGACTACAAAATTGCCACATGGTATACGACCCGAAAAAGAACTTGATATTCGAAAACAATTGTGCTATTCCAAAGGAATGTGTCTAAAGGCCTGGGCTGACGGGTTGCCCTTATTTGGAGTACTTGCAGATAAAATGATTGAGTTGGGTCATGCAGGTAAATGGACCTGTTTTGATGAATACGCCGATAGCGATCGAGTATGGCATAAAGGACGTGATGATAGTAAAGCCTACCTGACTTATTTAGATCAAGCATACGCTATTGGAGCGGGAGAAGTTGAAAGTTGTGAAAGGCAGATACGCGGGATCAAGACTTTGACCGGTATACTGGACCTACCTTGCCTAGAACGTTTGTACCACAGACTATAGATCCGTGATTGTAATGGTAACGCATTTGCGGGGCATACGTCAGGTTAAATCCCTGGCTCCCCTTGTTTGCGGAGCATGAAAGCGAATCTAGAATCTCAGGGTTGCTAGGTATGTTGTCCCCGGAACTTGGACCGGGTTAACAAACAGGC